GCCGATACCAGCCCTTTGAGCGACGTATCTGCCAATAGCCATATCACTAGTAAAGATACTATCGAGGGAGTCATCAACATCAACGAGAACACAAGATGCATATTGACGAAGGGGTGTTCTAACTCCTGCCATGATTGGCGTTGGGATGTTGATTTTGTGCTTTGAGATTGCGTCATAATACTTCTTAACGTATTCTAAACGGGTTTCTTTGGAGTACTTAGAGAAAATTGTAGCGGCAATCAACATATACATGAACTGGGGAGTTTCATAGATTTTCCCAGAACTACGATCCTGAACAAGATACTTATCGACTACTTGACGAAGACCTGCATAGGTAAACAAGTAATCTCTTCCATGATCGATAAAAGAATTGAGTTTATCAAATTCTTCTTCAGAATAAAGATCAAGAATCTCTTCATCATAAATTCCCAGACTTACACACTGTTTGGTATGGTCCAACACAGTCGGGCAATCATGCATACGACCAAAGAGCTGCTTACGAAGTGCAAACAAAAGCAACCGAGCAGCAACAAACTGGTAGTTGGAATGATCCAAATCAATCAGATCCGAAGCAGAACGAATTAGAATCTCTTGAATTTCTGCAGTGGTGATTCCATCATAAAACTGAATACCAGATTGCATTTCCACTTGAGATGTAGATACTCCTGCAAGATCTCTACATGCCTCTTCAACCATCAAATGAAGTTTGTTTAAATCAAGACTTTCAATTGATCCATTTCTCTTAATAACTTTTGTTCCGTTGCTCATACCTTTTCCACTCAGTAAACTTTAGTTTTGCTTCTAACCCTTTATATGTATTTGATTTTAGCACATTCATAATCGAATGTCCAGAAATAACCATATCATTAATATCCTTTTCACAAATTACTTTTGGCCAAATAATAACCTTTTCACCCCTATCAATAAGTTTAGAAATTTTCTCACAGATTTCAACATTTCTTGGCTCGTTATCAAGTACATAAACTATATCATCCCCAAGATCAAGACCATTGATTGAAATATCGGAGCCACACATTGCAATTGCATTTTGAACAAATGTTGAATCAAATGGTCCTTCAGTGACATAAACTGTCTGCTCGGTATTTACACGATCCAATCCATAAACTTTTGGATATTCTTCATTTAAGATAATAGTAATGTATTTAACCTTACTTGGTCCTAGAGCTCTTCCTTGAAATCCAAACAGTTCTCCTTCCCTAGTGTATAATGGTATCACTATGCGACTTTCATCCCTTACAATCCTACTAAATGTGGGTTTTTGAGTGTTAGTCCATTCTTGGAATTTGTCAGCAAAGTAAAACTTTTCTGGATTTAGAAGTCTTTTCTCAAGATACAATTTAGCAATAGGATTATCGGATGCTTTTGGCAGATCCAACTTTTTCACGTTTTTGGAATTTTCACGTTTTGTGAAAAAGTCTGGTTTCTGAAAATTGAACTTGGGTTCTTCAACCACAAAGTTTTTGCCAGTGAATCCTTCTTTAAACTTTTCTAAAGTATATTGTTTATGAAGAACTGTATCGATTTTCTTTAAAAAGTTATTAAAAGAGAGACTAGACCCACAGTTGTGACACTTAAAATTTACATTATTCTTTACTACGTAAAAATACCCCCTTGCTTTTGTTTTATTTCTTTGAGAATCTCCGCAAAGGGGGCATCTAAAATTGTATAAGTCTGCCTTAACCCTTTTAAACTTATCTAAACGAGAAGATATTAGTCCAATAAACTTAGAATCAATTAAATCCATTCACCAAGACAACCAAGAATACTAGACTAGCACAAAGCAACTCAAATGTCAACGAGAACGAGTAACCTCAGGCTGTGAGAGTGGATGAAAATTTTGAAAAGCTCCTGAAGCAAATGATCCAATTGCTGTGGCGAGAACTGCACCAAATACACCAATACCAATTGTCATCCATTTAACTTTTCTAACTTCTTCAAGTTTCATCTCTAACACATCAACTCTCTCGTGAGTATTCTTGTGCTCAATGTCATTATCTCGTTTGGCTTGTTCAATAAGTCTAATTAATACATCATTTGCCTTTAATGCTTGCTCGATTCTTTCTTCATGAACTGCCAACATTTTAACTACATTCGAACTTACTTCACTTAGTTTATCGATAGCATCATCTAAGCGATTTACGATGTTTACAAAATCGGCAAATTTCTGTTCCAAAACTGCCAATTTAACTTCGTCTGCCATTGCTCTTAGCAAAATAGGGGTGAATATTATTCGCTTTGATTAATGACAACTTTATCAAATCTATTTATTAGGCCTCTTCTTATGCCTTTTCTTATGCTTCTTCTTATGCTTTAATACATCCAACCAAAGTTTGCGAGAACCAATTCCACCTTTAGCATACTGAGGAGGTTTTCTTCTAGAAAATCCCATTACAGGATCAAATCCAGCAACTGGACCTTTTGGATCTGCTGAACCACTAAATCCAGGAGCTCCAGCAGTACTTCCTGTGGTCATTCCTCCAGCAGCAGCGCCACCACCATCTTCTTTTAAAGTATGAAAAACTGAAATGATTTTATCAATATCCATTAGAGTTCTTGTAAATACGTTAAACACAATTGATCTATATCAATATCATCAATCTCAGTTTTTGGATATTCAGGTATTCGCTTAAGAAATATTAAAAAACTTTTTATAGCTGGCCACAGTTCCTTTTCTAGATTATAAAAAAGTAAAGGAACTGTGGCGTCATCAAATACATTAAATAGAACGATTAAATGATTTAAAATTAAATGTATTTTTAATTCACCTGTATTTTTATATTTTTTCAACAACCTTTTAATATACCGAATTCTCTTCAGGTCAGACTCAAAATCTTCTTTTGTTACTGCCTGAGGATTATTGTAAAATTTTATTGCAAATAACATGTAGTTATCTTCATTCAATTCATTAAATCTCATATCATGCCTTAACTGTCAATGTAGTTGTGCCAATGCCAATAGGAGTTGAACCATCATTTTGTAGCTGGTTATAGCTTCCAGCACCACCAGTATTACGAACAATACTACCTGAGATGGTTGTTACTGTAGCTGAATTATTAGCAACGTCAGTGATTACCCCAACAACTCCCGCACCAATATTGATTCTCAATACTGTACCAATTCCGCTGGATGGTGCAGTAAATGCAAATGCAATTCTATTTGTAATTTGTCCATTAAATCCCTTGGTAAGAACTGCACCAGGGTTTCCTGAAGTAAATGGTGTCCAAGTCCAGTTAGCCACTGTTACATTTGGATTGATTGAACTTGCGGTAGCAACAATCCCAGAACCAGTGGAAACACCAGCCGCAGTAAATGCTTGAATTCCAATTGTTGCACCAGCACTTACATATACAATCTCATTAAAGCAAAGATGAACATACCCAGTAGTTCCAGTTGAAATCCCACTAGTTCCACCAGAACCAACTGAAATAATAGAATTGCGATTTGGATCTTCGAAGAAAACTGCAACGGGAGTTGGTGAACCAAGACCTTTTGAAGATGCTCCAATACCAGTTGTATTCAGCCCAATGATTGGAACTAAAACCTCATCATAGTAATGAGTAGAAAGCCCAGAACGTTCCTGTGTTTTATAATGTCTTTGAACCCAACCTCTTGGATCGGCAAATACATCATGTCTGCTGTTCGCACGCGCTACATTATGAACGTATTTGGGTAAATTAAAATAATTTGATGCAATTTCGGTAGTAGTTGAGATGCCCCAGAGAGCCATGTGTCTTACCTTTGGTTCTTTTTTATATTGATATTTATAAAAAAAGGAGACCCTATTTTTAGAATCTCCTTTTAGTTTATGGTGCAAATATCACTTTGCGCCTTTTGATTTTAAGAAATTTTGTGCTTGAATCAAAACAAAGGAAAGAATTCCGTTTGCTTTAACTCTTGGATCTGCTCCAAGAACTTCAGATACTGCTAAAAGAGCACCAAGTCCTAGTTGTGCATTTGCTGCACTCAGTCCTTTAATTGTAGCAAAAACAAGTGCGGTAGTCATAATAACCTCTATTGTAATAAGTGAAACCTGATTTATTTATTAATCAACAGATCCCCATCTTGGATCTTTTGAGATATCTGGTCTTCTAGCACGACCAACTCTTCCAGATGGATATAGTTGTTTACCTTTTTTATCTCTTAAAGATTGATTGTGACGAATTACATCACGATTATTGTCTTCTTCTCCAGGCTCATCGTGCTCTCTTCCCTCTTTGGTAACTCCTTTCTTTGCTCTAATTGCAGCAGCCTTTTCAAGTGTTCTTTGTTTTGCTGCCTCTTGTTCTGATTTGGGAATATTAAACATATCGCTATCAGTTTTTAACTTTTCTTGAGGAGGAAGGGATTTTGCTTCTCCAACAACCATTACATTTTTAGCACCCATAGAACGTAAGGTATTTTTTACCTTTGCCCTTTTTGCATATTCTTGTCTAGGATCATCTGGATTAATCTTTTTCAAATCAGATGTTTCATTTGGATTTGATTGCTCTGGAGTTCTCTGAGTAACTGCAATTACATTTCCACCCATTCCACATTCGTCAATATCAACAGACTCTTTTTTTAAATTTTTAGATTTAACATGCCCAGGAAGACCTTTGTGCTTAGTAGAAGCAAATTTAGTTGCCTCAATATCACTGATTGATGCTGCCACATTTTTAACATTCTTCGAAGCCGTCTTCATTTTGCCTTTTTTATAGGCATGGACCATACCAAAGAATTTTTGTTGGGCTTTGCTTTTTGCCATTTCAGAAATAACATCACCATCCATTTCATAATGAGCGTAAACACTTCTTGGGGTTACGCTATTTGAATTTTTACGCTCTTCAGTATCATCTGATGGAAAAACCTTAATGAGTCCAGTATTGTTTACACCTTCACCAGAAATTTTTCTTTTATTCTGTCCTACTGTAACAAAATTTTTTTTTTCAGTAACAACCTCTTCCTTTACGCTTGAAGTATCTTGACCATCAGCTGGTAATCCTCTTTTGCGTTGAATAGCATTATGAACAGCACCAGCATGTTCTTTGGCAGGACTTTCAATCTTTCCATCACCATCGTAATCCTTTTTAGCCTTTTTACCTCCACCAAGTGCAGAAGCAGTTTCACTCCCTTTCTTTGCTTCAGACTCACGAGGCTCACCATATTCAGTAAGCTCTACTGATTGAATCTTAGGATTTCCGCGAAGCTCTGTAATTTTTTCACGAGTTGCATAGCGAACGTAAGAGTTTCCATTTTTATCAGTAACTCTGACTTTATATTTTTTATCTTTTTTCTCTTCCATTTCTTTAATATAACTTAGTTCAAAGTTTTCGTCAGTACTAGTATCTTCTACAAATACTCTAAAAAGTGCTTTTGAAACAGAATCAACTACAGACTCTTCAATATAGTTAAAATACTCTTCCTTTACATTCAACATTTGCTTAGCTCTTGCTCGTACTGCAGGGATTGATTTAGAGGTATCGATTTTTTGAATGATCATTCTTTGTAGATTCACAGGATCTACCTCCTTCCCTTTGATTTCCCCCTTTACCTTATATCTTGAATCATAAAGAAGCTGGCGTGCTTGCTTTTCTATTTTTAATAACGCACCAGAACCCTGTCCTGATCGTTCTTGCTGTGGATTTTCTTCAAAAATGTGATTACTCATTGGAAGATCTTTAATACTTACTTTTTTCTATACTTATTTATGAAATTAATTCCATATGCTATACCACCTTTCTGCAAATATTTACTATTTGTACCGATAGAACCTGGGGTCATCTCTGCATAATGAATAAAAGCACCTTTTGTTGCTGTCAGGGTATTTGGGTGTTTGGCGTCCCTCATAGGGCTATCCTTCTTGACCTCAGTATATTTCTTAGTTTCAGAAACATCCTTAATCCAAGACTTAAACATAATATTATCCTCGGTTACACAAATTAAGTAATTAGTCCCACGACGAATAATGCGCCCAACTAACCCTGTGTTTAAATTTTCCACAAGCTGCCCAATACTAAAAATCTTCTCTAAAATATAGTTTTCACGAAGAGTTTGTTGATCAAACTTTGGTGCAATTTCCCACAATGACCACCCCTCTTTAATATTCATTCCAGAACGAACTGAATTATAAAGTTCTCTTGCTTGCTTATCATTTAATGATGCAGGAACACCTTTACGAAAGGTTTTAAAATCCCCTTCGGCGGCTGCTTTTCTCTGCTTCGAAGCTGACATTGCAGATATATCATCATCAGAATCAGGATCCCTATCTCCAGCAGAACGAACATCTACATTGTCAAATTGATATAGTTTTCCATTGTAGTTATTTGCAAGTTTTTCAAACTCAGAAACTCTATCTGCACCGCCAACGATTCTTACGTTTGTATATCCGTCATTATGTGCATTTTTAAGAACATCAAAAATTGTTCTGTTTGAAGGATCATTTATAATTTTTTCAGCATGTTGAGGAAACATTTGCTGCATAAAAGCAACCTTAGTATCAGGATCTAATGGATTTTTCTTTTTATCTAAAGATCTTGAGGGAACTATAATATAATCACCATCATCAGAAGATGTTGCAACTGTATTTAAAAGTTTTTCATGTCCCACAGTCGGAGGATTAAAACGACCAAAAGCAATTGTGAGTGTACCTTTGGTTTTGGGAACTTCTGGAGGTCCAACTTGTTCTGGTGGTGCTTCTTGAGTGGGAGCCTGAGATACTGGAGCTTGTTGTGACAAATCTTGCTGTACCAATGCTGGGTCAACGAAGTTTGGATTTGAAACATTTCTTTCCAATTCAGTCTGAGGAGGATCTTGAGCACCGATTCGTTGGCGTTTATTATAAAACTTAAGTGTTCCTCTTACAGTTTTAGCAACGAACTCCATATTGCCATCAGGACCAACTTCATACCAGCCCCCATGCCCATCACCTCTAAGTCCAAGTCTTGCTGCTTGCTGCGATGCGGTTGCCTCTCTAATAAACTGAAAGAAAGTTTTCATTCTCAATCCCAATCTTTTGCTACAGTAAAGTTTGCTCTACTAAATTCCAACCTATCTACCAACTTAAGTGCATTTCCAGATTTAATTGCAACAAATCCTTCTGGCGCTGTTACCTTATAACCATCATCAGTTTTAAGAAACGTACCAAAAGTATTAACCTTTGAAAGTTGCTGAACAACCATTTGCTTTGCTACTTGGAGATTCATATAAGATGCAACTGTCATATAGATCGCTCTTTGATTTGTTTTGATAAATTGCAATCCAGTATTTTTCATTTGTAGGTATTTATCTTGCGCAGCTTTTGTCTTTTTTGATAAAATCTCCTTATCCAATAGGCTAGAATAAAAAAGAGAAAAATCTTCAGAAACTTCACGTGCCGAAGCCATTTTTTTCCCCTGAGAAATGTAACTATTAAAATATCTTTTAAATAAAGTAGACATTAAGAACTTAGATTCTCCAGTTGCAGTTAAAACATCCAAAAATGTGGATGCTTGACGTAATGATCCTTCTGCACGATTTACTGCAGAAGTATATTCTAATAGTCCCTGGGAACTAAAACTAGATACTCCAGTTGCATCGATGAACGTTGCAGAAGTAACAAAAACCTCAGGAGTTTTTGTTAAAACACTAGTATCAACTCCAAAGGAGGCATTCATTTCTGCAATAGATGGTCCAGTATAACTTGTATGAAATACCACACCCATTTTTGCTACGTTTATTTTTTGACCCAAATCAGACTCTGACGGAACAGCATAAGTAATTGTATTTGGTCGAAAATAAATGACATTTTCACCGTTAATCACTCCAGTTTGTTTATCATCGGTAAATAATAGATCACCCTGAATCACACCAGTAATATTAAGATGCCTAAGATATCTTAAACATATTTTTAGTTTATCTGACAGTTGACCAGAACCATAAAAATTAATAATATCTGTTTCAGTATAACAAAGTTTAGGTTCGGTTTTTGCAAATACAGATTTAGTACCTACAAAAAATTTGCCATTTGAAGGATCAGTTCCACAAATAACGGCAGGGGCTCCGTCCCATTTTGTAGTGACCGTGATTGAAGAAGATTTTTCCGAAAGCATTTTACCAAGTTCTCTCAAAAATGCAATCGCATTTCTACCACCCTGAGATCCTTGATTTAGGATATCATCTTCTAAGTGTTCGAGGTGTGTGTTTTTTGCCATATTAGTATTATACAGTATAGTAGCTTCCGAATCGACCCTCAGTGGACAGTTTTTTAATTGGCTAAAGCTTAAATCCTAGTTTATCAGATTTTGAATCATAACCATTCTTAGTTCTAAAAAATAAGTTACTAATTGACTGCTGCCCACTGGTTGCTTCTTCAGTAAAGTTAGGAACGCCATTAACTATATTTAACTTAATAAAATAGATTTCTCTAGTCAAAATATCCTTAACTATAGATGTAAATTTATTAGCTACAATAATATTTTTAGAATAATTTATAACTTCCTTTTCACATAAAAAAGAAACTTGATTTGTTGTTATTGTTTTTTGGTTTTTTAAACGAGTATCTTTGAGTATTAGATTTGCAAATAATTCTGGATATGGTATTGACTGTGGTTTAGATGCAACAGAATCTGCAGCTTCAGGAATAATAATTCCCAATAACACACAAGCTCGAATAGGACCCATAAGCATAGTGTTCTCATGAATCGTTCTCATAATATTAAACTCAAGATCATTTTGGTATTTGCTAAAAAGATTTGGATCGTTTAATACTGGCGGAACCAAATCAGTAACCTTTAGAGTATTAGAAGTTCCTTTTGATTTTGCCGATATTTTTATTCTTTTACCATCAAAATTAATCAGATAATAATCCAATAATGGTTCATTTGAACGAGTTGGTATAAAGATCTTTGTTGTTGCACTAACTCCCAATCTAAACTTAGAAAGACCTCTTTTGATGCAATGAATGGGGCCTATAACCTCACCAAAATCATTTCGTATTTCATTCATTGGCAAACTAGCAGTGTCATAAGATGAAAATGATCCCTGACCAGTTTCCGAATATGAAACAAGTTCTAATAGATATTCTCTAAGTTCCCCAATAATATCAGATCTACTATCGATTGAGTTTTTGAGCTCAGTAATATATGAGGTCAAAGTATATTCTGTGCCAGCAAGATTAAATGCTTGAGGTTTTAATCCAACCAAATTCAAACTTTTTGGTTTTTTTAGATTATCGACATTTGTATAGTAAACTTTATCGCTGCCTGAAAACTGAATCGCAACTTTTAAATGAGATTCCGAAAGTATGTCAATATAAGTAACTTCAGTATTTGCGACTAGTTGACCAGCACTTCTATTGGAATCTTTAGTCTCATAGTATGGTCCAGATTTCTTAACTGTACTTGAATGATTTGATCCTTTCCAGTTTTTTTTCCAGTTTTTATCTCCAGTAGATGCTGCCATTTTTTAAAATATTTAGTGCCCGTGAGTAGATTCGAACTACCACTGTATGGATTCTAAGTCCACCTTCTCTACCGTTGGAATACACGGGCAAAGTGGAGAATAGGAGACTCGAACTCCTGACATCAGCCTTGCAAAGACCGCGCTCTACCAACTGAGCTAATTCCCCAAGTTTAAAAGATATTCTCTAGAAACATCTTGGTCAAAACATAAAGCATATCTTGGGGTTTTCAACGTATTTGAAACCATATGCATTGTTCTTCCCCAGAAAAACATAAATTCATTATTTTTAAATACACGTTTTTCATGATTATTTTCATCCCCTAGGCATAGAAAACATTCTCCAGAATCATCATTTTGAACATCAAGACCCCACAACCCCCGTATTATAGCACACTTTTTGGTTTCTGGATCAGGATCAGTGTGCCATTTTATTTCCTTATTTGGAAAAACTACACTTATTCCAACTCTTTTTTTAATTCCACACTCAAGAAGTGTTGAGATTAAAATTGGTAAATGTTCAGAATTTTGGAATAAAAATACACCACTCTTATAATCAAATTTAACAGATTGTTTATAATTTTTTTGTAAAGAATAGCGAGAAAGATTATTATCTTGAAATATCAATGGCGATATTTTCCATCCAGCATAAGGAGATTCATCTATGTTAGTATAACTATTGTTTCTATCCCAATTTGTCCAAATAAGTTTGTGTTTATTTTGAAGAAACTCAGATTGTATTAATCCAAATCTTTCTGATAAAAGATGTATTTTTGTATTGATTTCATCTATTGAAAAAAATCTATTCATTTTAAGAAATCCCAAATATTTGATTAGATTGTCTTTTAGATTGATCACAAATATAATCTATACAAATAATTGATCTAGATGTAGAAAGATTATTTTCGACTCTATGCTCTTGCATAGGGTGAAATATATAGAATTTTTTATTGATAAATGGTTCTGTTTGTATTTCTCCAGTATCAGAATCTTTAAACTGAATGAAACATTCTTTACCAGATTCTTGACTAATATCCAAACCCCAGAGAATTCTAAGTAGTTGAACACCCTTAATGTAATCAGTATCAAAATGCCAGTCTAAACTAGATTCAGGATCTAATACATTTATTGCACAAACTGTTAATAAGTTAATTTCCAAAAGAACTTTAGTTAAGATTGGCAAAGAAATTAAGTTAGATTTTAATCCTTTTCCTTGAGCAAATAGTGCTGCAACATGCCAACCTTTCCTATTTTTTGTTCTTTTAGGGGCAGAAGAATAACTATTTAAATTAATAGGATAACCTTGATGCGTTTTTAAAATATTTTCTTTTTGCTGTAAAGTAAAATCTTTAAAGAGTAACCTATCTGAATTTTTTTTATATTCTTCTAGTATTAAATCATGGTTATCAACCAATAACTTTAATTTTGGTTCTATCTGATTGTAATCTAGTAGACAGTTCATTAGAACTTACCCCATAGAAACTATGCCGCCAATCTGTTCATCAAGATTTACAATTACGGAACGAATATCAGAAATACGAGGAGGAACAGAAACCTCATCATATGTATATCCTTTTTGATGTTCAAA